CGAAGAAACACAAGAAGTACCTAGAAGCAAAGCAGAAAGTAAATAAGTATCAGAAAGATTCTTATAGATTGCTTTGGAAGATAGAGCAGACAAAAGAAGAATTGATGAGAGCATAAACTCATTAATTTAATTATTAAAAAAAACTGAAGGAAAACGTAGGGGATCTATGACCAAAAATATAAATCAAGTGTACGAAAATCATATTAAATACTTAAATCAAAATGAATTTATCTATGAAGTTAAAGCATCATACGATTTGTTAAGCGAAGATAAAAAGAAAATTTATAGACTTGGCTTTATCAATGGCTGCAAAGAAATGCAGGAGAGAAAAAGACCGGTCCAAGTTGCGCCACCAAATAAAAAAATTGTAGGGTTTAGTTTTAAAACACCGAAGCCATCTGATGTACAATCAGTTATCAATAAAATTTGTATTCACTTTGAGGTTCACAAAGAAACATTGATGGGTAAGTCAAGAACATCAAGCATAGTGAGAGCTAGAAATGTTATTCATAATTTATTATTTGAAAAATATAATATGGGTCTAACAGATATTGGTAGATACTTTGGACAAGATCACACTACAGTTTTACATTCAATAGAGATGAAACGAGATCAAAAAAGATTTTGGTCCCCAGAAAAAACCTTGTGGCAAGAGTATGAAAAGATAAAAGATACTGTAGCAGAAACTATTAGAGAATAATAGTTATGTTCTTGCGTAGTTAGGTTTTTTATTTTTTCTAGTTTTTCTTTCAGCTTTCTTTTTTCTTGATACTGCAGCAGCTCTTTGACTTGCAGACATGGACCTAGCTTTAGCAGCAGGAACACATTTAGGATAGTTTTTTCTTTTTTCACCTTTGCTCCTACCACACTTCGGGAAGCCACCACCCTTTTTTCTGTTGGCTATATCTACCCAGTTTTGCGAGGTCCACTTTCTAAGAGACATTACTTTCTTTTTTTTCTTGTAGCTTTAGGTTTTATTCTACCAGAGCATACACCACTAGCATACATGTTTGCATACGCAGAGGGGTACACTTTAAACTTACGTTTGGCAGCAGCCTTACCTTTTGCACAAAGTTTAGCCATTACTTTTTCTTTTTAGCTTTAGACTTCATTATCTTTTTTTTTAAAAAAGGTGGTAAAGTTTTTTGTTTAGCTGTTAATTTACCTTTGCTCTTTTTATATCCCGGCATGTTGTTTCTCCTTTAATTTACGTTCACAATAGTTATCAAAACAAGAACCATCTTTACCATCATGGCAAAAATATTTCTTATCTCCATTTATAATCCATCCGCCTTCATTACTCAATAGTTCTTTATTACATTCTTCGCAATAACCACAAAGTCTAACTGATTCTCTTTTTTTCCAAGTTTTCTTTTTTATCGGCACTTCCACCTACGTCTTGCTTGTCGCAACCTAGAGTTTGGATCTCTTGCAGCTTTTGGAAACTTTTTCATTTGTCCAGCTGATCTTGCACAGTAGCTCTTTCTACGTTTAGCAGCTTTAGATCCTTTCTTAACTTTACCTGTTACAGCAGTTTTTAATTTGGACCCGGGATTTTCTCTTCGGTATCTAGCAACACCAGCTTTAGTCATACCCGCACCAGACTTAGTGGATCTGTAATACTTTTTAGTTTTTGGTGGTTGTTTATCTCTTTTTCTCATCAATTAAGTATTAACTTTTTTATGGATAAAGATCCATCAATATTTTTTTCAAGCTCTGCCTTACTACGCACACACTGGTAAACCACCTTATCATTTTTTACTTGTCTCATTGCTAGTCTTTTACCTTTAAGGCAAGTGCTAAGATCGGGTTGTATACGAGCTTCTTTGATCTCTGAATTAATTACTAATAATAATGCTACCACTGTTTCAACCATGACCATTACCATTTGCTCTTACTTTATCTTTTAAATCTTCAATATCTTTTAATGCTTTATCTAGTTGGTTTTTTAAAAATTCTATATTAACTTTGTTAGTCATATTCTGTTCTTGATTTTCTGTAAGTTTTTCTGTGTCTTTAAACAGAGCTTCGAGAAGCATGAACTGCTCTTGGTCTATGGGTTTCTGATCACTAGCCTTGAGTAAATCATTTAACATAAGCTCTCTTGAAGTTTCTAACGAAGTTAGCCTAGAGGTAAGCTCTGTATATGCGAAAATTCCTGCAGCTACACCTGCAATGATCGCAATCATATTTTTGACAGGCATACTTACAGATGTATTTTCACTTATCTTCATGCTTTTTTTTCTTCTTTGTTTCAAATAATTTATCTATCCAACCACAAAGTATATCTAATTTTCCAAAAAATGAATATATAAATTTATCAATCATGTTGCTGGTCCTCCACAAAGAGCCAACAACGTAAGCATTATTATAAGAATACCTGTGAAATAGTAGTTCATCCTGTCTATCTCCATAGGTTATCCTTATGTTTGATTATGTAATGATAGCAATAACTAATATTACAGCTACTGCAATAACCATTTTTTTATGGTCTGTCCAATAGTGCATAGCTTTATTTTTAATCTTTTGTATCATATTTAAGTTTTGTTCATGTGTAGGTATATCATCATTCATATTTATATCCTCCGAGTTTTTATTATAAGATATTACTTGCCTTGTCCACGATTTTTTGACTTACCTTTTTGTCTCTTTCTATGTTTATTCATAGAAGATAGTTTAGGTCGTCTACCTATACTTGTTTTTTTTGGTATTCTTACGTGTTCTAGCTTTTCGAGATTGAACTTTTTTTTTGCCATATCCTTGCTGTGATAAGTGTGTTACTTTTTTACTATATTGTTGTGTATACAATTTCATTATTTCTTAACTAAGGACCCACCAAAGTATAGTCCTATGATAGCTGATACTAAGTTAGTATCTAATGGTGTAATAACTAAACTGTTAGATGATAATGTAATCCACTTCATAACTTCTTTTTCTGGTATAAAGAAAAATGCAGGTTTAAATTCTAAGTAACCTACAATAACACTTGTGTCAGCTGATATGATTGGCATAAGTTTTGGCAGTAAGACTATTGCAAAGACAGCTACCAAAGCTATAATTCTTCGGGTCCATTGAAACCCCACGTTCTCATATTCTCTTGCTTGTTTAAATCCTTGTTGTTGTACTTCTGCTCTTTGTATCAACATTTTTTGTTCGGCTTGTTTTGCTTTAATACTTTGGGACCAAATACTCATTACCCCACCTAATACAGTAGAGCCTAGCATTGTTATCATTTCAAATGGCATTATCTAATTTCTCCTCTAATTCTTTGATTTTCTTTTGAGCATCATCTAAATCTTTAGTACAAAACTCTAGCTTTTGCAAACATCTTTTATTAGCTGCATCTTTAGATTTACCAGCATCTTCAAGCTCTGCAATTTGTCCTTTTAATATTCTTACTTGGTCTTTATACTCATTAATAATATCTAACGAATTATCACTTTGCATATATTATTTTCACCTTTAGTTTCTTTTGTTCTTTAGTAGCACCTCTTGATATAAAAGTTCCTTTAAGATTTCTTTTGTACCCATCTGGTGCAATATAATTATCTTTCTTTCTATAGTTTTTTGACTTAACATCATATCCAGTATACTCACCTGTAGACATATTTAAAGTAACAATATCTACCGGACCCAGACCGCCAAGTGGTGTAAATACTAACAAATTTGGATCTTCTGCAAGTTCTATCTGCACTTTCATTTCGCTAACTAAACCAGTAATTGCTTTTTTTCTTCTAGCCATAGCAGCCTTAAAGTTTAAAGTTTCTGAAATAATATAACTATAATTGTAAACATACCACCTATGAGAGCAGACATAGCATAGTACATGTGTCTTTTAATATCTTTTATTTCTGTTTCGATATTGTGAATTTTTTGATGAGTTTGTTTTTGCATTATTCTACAAAGTTTTTCGTGTGATTCTATTCTTTCAAGCGCAGAGTTCTTAGGCATTGATACCCTCCGCTTCTATTTGTTTGCAAAAAAATTTTATAAATATTTTATGTTCGTTAATATCTATCTGTCCTATCTCTTCTGTTTTTATAATTGATTCTGCGTAACCACCTTGCAAACAACTATATAAATCATCATATTGATTTGGCATTGGATAAGGATCTAAGCAAGTGCCACTGACACTACTACAAAGTATCATGCTTAAAACAAATTTCATTATAACACTATTGTGTTAGCTTCTTCTTCAGTTAGCGGTTCACCAGCTATTAGTTTAGCTTTAGCACTAGCTTTTAAATTTTCTCTTGCAGTTCTTTCTTCTTCTTCTGTAGGTAACTCTGCCATCTTAGCTTCTATGTCAACTTTAGGAATAGGTGTTGTTCCATTTTCCCAAACAATAGTATCTATATCATTTCCACTTACAGATACTTCTGCACTAGGATTTATTTTTAATATTGCTTTTACTACTGTACTTTTCATTATCCAGCTACCTCTATTAATGTCATTTGTGCAGACGTACCACTTGTATTAAATTCTATTTGATTTGTTCTACATTTCATTTGAATTTGATATGTAAGACTTGAAGTAGATGATGGAGAATCAAGGTAATGAAATGATCCAACATTAGCTTGTAATCCAGTTGAGGTATTATTGTAATGAAACCAAACATCACCATATACTTCTGTACTATCTCTCATAACTTTTATTCCAGCTCCATCATTTGCATTTGCTGAAACTGTACAATCTCCTAAATCAATTAATATCAAAACTTTATTTGATGAAGATGATGGAGTGATTGCTTGTGATAAACCAACATCTACAAAACTTGTGCTTGTTGTTGAAAAGCTACTTGTTCTTGTTGTATTTAAAACTTGCAAAACCTTACCAGTAGGAATAGCTGCTGGTAAAGCTGTTATCGCAGATAATGTATTATTGTTTGGTTTAATTATTGCCATCTTATGTATCTCCTAATTTTTTAAAAATAACACAAGTTCTATAGTTTGGTGCTGAAGCACCTACTAAAGTTCCAGATGCTAAAGAATCAACATTCATTCTTACTTTATGTGTAGAAGTGTCGGTTACATCAAATAATATTGAACAACTTGTAGTTAATCTTATATCTCCATTACTATCTGTTCTTCCACCTCTTGCTCTTGCAAATTCATTAAAACCACTACCATCAGTTGTTGCATATATTCCAATAGAAAAAAAACTATCTCCATCTGTACTATCCATTTCTCCTTGAAATCTAATTTCATAAAGACCAGTAGATGGAAATGTAAAAGTACCACTTGATTGTGTCATTCCTGTGCCAATTTTATCAAATCCTGTAGTTGCTCTAGTTAAACTTGTAATAGTTCCATTTGATGTAATCTCAGATGGTAAAAAGAAAAAGTCAGCTTCTGTAATTCCACCACCTTTTATATGAGAGTAATCAACTCTTTTTAATGTTCCAGCATCTGATACTAAAAATTCGTCTGTGTCTGCTGGAGCTGTAGCAAGTTCTGTTGAACCAGAAATAATATCGTTATTTATTTTAGCTGCTGTTACTGAATCATCAGCTAGTTTAGCAGTTGTAACTGTAGCATCTGTAGGTGTTCCTGCAGATAAAGAATTACCAAATACAATTATAAAATCTATAACATCTCCTGTAGATAGGTTAGATGCAAATGTAAGTGTAGAACCACTTACTGTAAAGGAGCTACCCGGGGATTGGATAGTTCCATTGAGTGAAATTAAAAATTGGTTGACAGTAGAATAGTCTGTAAAGTTTGCACTACCATTTTGCATAGTGTAAGCTGCTTGACCATTAACTGCAGTTATTGCGTCTAGCTTTACAAAGTTTCCTAGTACTGGTTGACGACCTAAATAAGCCATTACTCTCCACCTCCATTGTCGTCTGCTGGTAAAGGAGTGTTACCTTCTTCCAACCATTTAACATATTCTTCTGCTGTAACTAAACAGCTTTCTTGTGTACCATCTTCAAGTTCTCTAAAAACAACTTGTGTTGTTTGCCAACTTTCTAAAGGTAATAATTTCCATCTTGGTTTTGTCATTATAATTCAGCTCCTGTAAAAAATATTCTTGCATCTGTTGAAGAATTAGCATTAGTCATGTAGCAAAATTCATTTGCAGTAAAACCACCACTTGTAACTAATTGTACTAATACACCTTGATGTGATGTATTTCCAAATGTAATAGAACTTGCTGTTTTACCAACTGATAAAGTTGTTCCACCAAAACCAGTAACATTTTGAACAGTTATACCAGTAAAAGGAGTTCTTGGAATTACTTTTAATGGTATGAAAAAATTACAAGTTGTTCCACCACTAATTGTTAAACCAGAAGTATAATATCCTCCACTATCATTATTTCTAACAACCTGTAAATATCTCATACATCTCTCTAAATTTACATCATGTGGCAAGAACTCAAATTCAGATGTCGATGTTCCAGCTTCTAATTGTACTCCTGTAACATACCATTCATTTGATGTGCTATCTGCAAGATTGACTTGTGATGATGAAACTCTATTTGCTGCTGTATTCGCTCCCCAAGAAGTATTTAAAGTACCAGATGTAAAATTTGTTCCAGCAAGTAAATAAAAATAAAACTGTAGACTTGTGCCATTGTCATTATTTAAAGCACCAGTAGTATCTCCAGCAAAAGTTAAAGTTTTCTTTTCCCAAGTATCTGCTAATGAAATTGTGTACGTTTGTGCTATCCATCTATCATTATCAGCATCTCTTAAAGCACAAGTATATGTTCCAGTTTTATTTGATTTTACCCAAAATGATGCTGTTAAACTTTCAGCAGATGAAGTTCCTTTTTTAATATATTGTAAATTTTGACCCTCTATTTTTTGTGTTATTAATAAATTACTATCAGCACTTAATGAACCATTTGCTGTAGTACAATCCATTTTTAAAGACTTAGCAAAACCTTGACCAGTTGGAACATCTGTTGATTGAGATTGTGTCCAAGTTCCACCAGATGTCATTTCTTGTTTAAATCTGTCTACTGTTTCATAAGAACTTCCTGTTATTGATGCTTTAGAAGTTGCTCTTTGAGCAATGCTCATATCTCCATTGATGATGATGTTTCTAAAATTTACTGCGTCTGAAAATCCTGCTGCTGGTATTTTTGTTATTGCCATTAATTATCTCCAAACAATGCTTTTATTTCAGCATCAGTTAAGGCTTCACCAGATTTTAATTTGGCTTTGCCAGTTGTTCTTGCGTTTTGATTTGCAGTTTCTGCATCTTTTAATTCTTGTATTTTAGCATTTACTTCATCTTCAGTTGGCATAGTAGCACCATCTTTTATAATTTTAATGTGTTGATATTGCATACGATCAGAGTTAGGAATTTTATTTCCATTATCATCTTCTTTTTTCCAACCATACCAATTAGGTGTATTAGTATTAAAAGTGTGTAATGCTAATTGTAAATAATCTCTATCTGTCATTAAGTGTCTCCAAGTCTAATTATAGTTACTGCTGTTCTATTTCTATCAGTTTCTCCTTTTAATTTAGAGTTACTTCCCATTGAATGAGTATTTAATTTAAACTTATGTGTAGAAGTATCTGTTACATCAAATATAAAACTTCCATGAGCAGAAAATTGCGCACCACCAGAAGATACAACTCCAGCAGTAACAATAAGAGCATCATTGTATGAACTGTTATCAGTTGTGGTAAGAATACTTACATTTGCTGCACCATCACTATCTGATGCTAAAAAGAAACCAACTAATTGTAAAAGATAAATCCCAGTTGATGGAAAACTAAAGATACCAGAACTTTCAGTCATTCCTGTTCCAAGTTGTCCAAAACCATCTGTATCAACTCTTTCTAAATTACTTGTAATATCAGCATTTGTACCACCAGATTGATCTGCTGTTAATCTAAATTGATCTGCCATTGTAATTCCACCACCTTTAATAAGTGAGTAGTCTATTCGTTTTAAAGTTCCAGCATCACTAACTAGAAACTCATCAGTATCAGCTGGTTCAGATGCTAAAGCAGTTTGACCAGTAATTATAGATGCTGCTACTTGTGAACTTCCAACAGAACCACTTGGCGGATTTACTGTTTGAACAGCTTTACCTAAATAAATACAGTACATATCATCACTAGATGATGTAGCACTTGTTAGAGTTAGAGATGTACCACTAGCAGTGTAAGCAGTTGTAGGTTCTTGCCTTACAAAATTTATAAATAATGCAATTTCATTTTGATTGGCAACAGGATGATCTAAAGTGTACGAAGTAGTTGCACTTGTACTAAAGTCTTGCTTTTGAAAAGCACTGTATGATTCAGCGGGTTGGTTTCCAATAAAAGGCATTTATCTCCTATGTACTAATTGCATCTACTGCTGATACCCAAACATCTAATGATGAAGCTGTATCTGATATTACTTTCAAAGCATCACCAGATTGAACTACAAACTTAGCTCCGCCATCTAATACTTGTAATGCTGAACCACTTGGGATCGGTGCATCTTTTACAAGATAGATGTCATTAGAACCATCATTAATAAATACAGATGCTATAACAGATGATGTTGTTATGTTTGCAACTGAAATACCAACAACAGTGTCATAACTATTTGCAGTGAATAAAGTTGCTGCAGATGTACCTACATCATTGCTTGTGTATCTTCTAAAGTTTTGTGCCATATTACTCCTTTATTATAATGCTATCGCCATTGCAATAGCAAATCCATTTGATGCAAATCCTGTAGTATCTACAGCAGCATCTTGCCATGCAGATCCTGTATATACACGAAGTACATTATTTGTTGTATTAAAATATAAATCTCCGGCAGTTAGTGCATCCCCATCATTATCTACTGTTGGATCACTAGACTTAGCTCCTAAATAAGTATCATCAAAATTATCTGCTGCAGCTTCGGCAGCGGCTTGAGCTGCTTGAGCAGCAGTTTTAGCTGTGTCAGCAGAAGTAGCACTTGTTGCAGCATTAGTCGCTGAAGTGGCTGCTTCGGATGCTTTCGTTGTAGCAGTTGTTGCGCTAGATGCGGCACTGGTAGCTGATGAAGCGGCTTCTGATGCTTTTGTCGTAGCTGTCGTTGCAGAACTTGCAGCAGCTGTAGCTGAAGAAGCGGCATTGGTTGCAGACGTACTTGCTTCACTAGCCTTTGTAGTCGCTGTTGTAGCTGAACTCGCAGCACTCGTTGCTGATGATGCAGCATTTGTTTCTGAAGTCGAAGCATTAGATGCTGACGTTGATGCTTCACTCGCTTTTGTAGTTGCGGTTGTTGCAGATGAAGCGGCTGAAGTTGCAGAGTTGGCTGCGTTAGTTGCTGATGATGCGGCTGCAGTTGCACTACTAGCTGCGGCTGTAGCACTTGAAGCAGCGGCAGAAGCAGATGACGTTGCAGAAGCTGCGTCTACTATTAAATCCCATTTAGCTGAATCTGTATTTGTTGTAAGTGGTTGTGAACCAGAAGAAGTGTGAGCTGTGTTAGCTAAAAAAATATTATTGGTAGATGTATCTTTTACTAAATCTCTTGCAGAATAAGAAGTTGATGCAGACCAATTTCCTCTAAATGTTCCGAGTTCCTGTGTAACAGTAAGTTCACCATTAGAATCAAATCCTAAAACTTTACTAGCTCTATCTGTTGCACCTACAGTAAACTCTGTAGATGTCATAGTATTTGTTCTTGATAGTTTGATGGATCTGTCTGTTGCTTCCGATACCTGTTGAGCAATCATAGTGTTACGATCCAGACCCTCTTCGTGGGTCTCCGCAGGGAATGGATCATTAGCGATATAATCTATCACTTGAGTTTGCGGGACATTCCTTCTTATAACAACTGTCTCACCCGAAGCTGGTACATTACCAGTAGTAAAAACAACAGTTCCTCCAGAAGCAGATCCTGCTCCTGTAACTGTATAATGAGTGGTTAATGTTTTAGTTGTCTCAGTTCCTGTAGATGATCTAATAATTACTACTAAGTCGCTGTCCGCAAAAATTTTAAAACTGTAAGCAAAGGTAGTTGTACTACCATTTCCATTGTGAGAGTTTTTTATAATTGTAGTTGATACTGTCATAACTAAAACAAACCTTTAAACTGTGTTGATGGTTTTGTAAATAAATAATGTTGATTATAATCTCTTTCCATTCTCTTTTCAATCCTTTCTAATATACCCGGCTTTATAGTCTCCATTATCTGATAACCTATTAGATAATCAAATGCACTCTTTATATAGAACAAATTATAAAAAGGTATCATTGCTGTTACAGCATCATAAGCTGATTTTGCAGCCTTTCCACCTTCTAATCTAGTTCCATACATAATAGCTAAAAGAACATCCGCTGCTGTTGTGTATATGGGTCCAGCAAGTCCACCTATTAGAGCAAATTTATCTCTAACTTCTTTAAATAAAACATCACCATATATACCTAATCCGCCACCTTGTAATAAAGCAGCCATTATTGTTTTAAAATTAATCTCTCCATTTTCACTCATAACTTCTCTTGGTGATCTTCCTTTTAATATATCTTTGATAGTCATGGACATATATCCTAACATTGCAGAAGTTACCATTAAGGCTGCCATACCTCTTATACCTCTACCTATATCTCCTTGTTTTCTACCTTTAAAATAATCTAATTCTCTACCCAAAACTTTTTGTACAATAGAGATAGGAAATGCTTTGAATTGACCAAAAAATCTAATAGCTTCTCCCCACATAGTTCCAGCTAAAGCACCTTGTGTCATAAAACCTTTTACTCTAGCATCTGGTTCAATAACTGCATAAAGTGATCTATCTAATAATATTCCAGATACAGATGCTTTAAATTTTTCTTTTTCTATTCTTATTTGTCTTTCTGTCATTTTCTCTAATCCTGTAATTTTTTTTACATCAGCATCAGAGATTTGATCTAGCAAAGCAATGTTAATAAATTCTTTACCATCATCTGCTTTTTCCATGGCAGTTTTTCTAATAATATCCCATTTAGTAGGATCAATATCATACATAGTAAATAATTCTTGTAGTTGTTTGTTTAAATTTTTAAATTCTAAATTTTTCTGTCTAGCAAAATAATTAGCTAAACCTAACATTGCGCCTTCTTTTAAAGAGTTGGTCCACCAAGATAGTAAGTTTAATTTAAAAAATGTTCTTTGAGCTTTTGTCCAACCTTTATTTAAATTATCACCAACTTGATGCCTTGCAGACATATCATAAATAGTATTATCATTTATGAAACCTAACATTTCTGCTATACCTTTTTTTTGTTTTGAGTTTTTTATTCTTGCCAAACTAGATAATGCTTCAAACATTCCACCTAAAAATGATCTACCTTGGTATCTTACTTCTGAACCATAAATACCAACATCAGCTAATGCAGAAATTGTTGCACCACCTAGTCTTGCCATAGATGCTAAAGTTCTTGCTATAGCTGAATATTTTGCAACTCCAAAATTTTCCACAGTATAAATGGAGCCATCTATGACTTTCATATATTTATCTAATTTACGAAAATTTTTTATATCACCAACTTCTTTACCGCTTTTTTTTAATCTATCATGTACTGCAAATCTAATTTTATCCATGTTTTCTTTAGGTTTTGTACCTAAAACATCTATTATTCCAAGATTTCTTCCTGCAGTTTGTAAGCCAGAAAAAAAAGATTCTTTTAAATTACCAACACCAAATTTATCATTATAATCAAACCAATCATCTGCTGTTTTAAAATGTAATACTCTTTTAAACTTAGAACCTTTTGCTACATCTTTTGATGTTCTTGTACCATAAGAATTAGCAACACCATCTGCTATTAAATATTTATTACCTACTAGAGAATTGTAAACATCTTGCATAAATTCATCAACATTATCTGTGTTTGCAAATGTTCTATCGGTATCTAATTTATTCATTACATAATTCTTCCATGCTTTGAAATTTTTATTATAATTTATATCTCTTTTTGATTTTAAAGATGGATCAGCTTCAATATTTTTTACACCTAAAATAGCTGCAGCATTTCTAATACTTGATGGATCATGTGATTGTTTTACAATATATCCCCATAACTTTTGAATATTAGCTCCTCTGTCATTTAATTTTTGTCTAATCATTTCAGAATAACTTTCCATTATTTCTGCTAATTTTATAATATCTTGATTAGTTTCTGTTACTCTAGGTTTTTCTCCAATTCTTTGCTGTGTTACAGTTGGTTCAGAGCTTAATTCATACATAGTTCTTGTAACTCTTCTTTGCAGCTCAGCTTCTGATATACCTTCTAAACCTTTATCAAATAAATCATCTACACCTGCTGCTCTTAATTTAGCATTGAATCCAACAATTAATTGATTAACAGTTGCATTTTGTTGTACAGCAGCAGAAGCTCTTGATGCTGCAACTCTATTATTAGAACCAACCATGATAGCTGTTAAACCTTCTAATGGATCGTCTGCAAATTCAGTTAAAACTAATTCTGTTAATCTTCTAACTTTAATTTCATTTTCTATAGCATTTCTTTTATTAATTTTTTTTTGTAATTTAATTTGTTCCGATACATCTTTAGCAACAGCATCAACATTAACTTCATCAATGTTACTTAATTTTTTTTCTGCAATAGATTGTTTAATTAAACTAACTATTTCTTCTTTTTTTGTTCCAGCAATAGAAGATTTTTTTAATAAATTTTCTACTCTTATCAAACATTTATCTGCCATAATTACCTACCATTTCTACAATTAATAAAATCTGCAACTACTTCATCTATTTCTTTTTTCTTTGTATTTATTTCATCTAGCTCTTCTGTTGCTACTTTTAATTCTGCTTCTTCATCACCCGGTTGAAATTTAAAGTTTGCATCTTTTTGATTATTTTTAAGAGTTTCTAATTGAGAATTTAATGTATCAATTTCAGCATCAGTTTCTGTTTCATTTCTTCTAGCAACATTTTGTTCTAAAGTATTTAATTCTACTTCATCCGATTTTAATCTTGGTTGATTATTTGTTTCTACTGTTGGTATACTGTTTTCTGTAGTTCTTAAAACAGGATCAGCATTTATTATTGGACCAACATCTACAGGCTCATCCAACATTAAATCTCCTAAAGATTTATCTATTAATAATTTTCTAGTTCTTGGATCTGTTTTTTCTAGTTTTAACATAAAGTCAGAAGTTTCTTTATAATATTCTCTAAATAAAATTTGTTCATTAGTTAATTCTGGTTCTACTTCATCTGATTTTATTCCAGTTTTTTTTCTAACTTCCTCTACTTTTTTTCTAAAATTTTTATATTTGTTAATTGTTTTAATATCTCTTAATTTACCTATACCTACATGAAGTCCACCACCAAGAATTGATCCAAAAGCAATATTAAGTAAACTATCTGCTGCACCATAATCTGCTTGTACTCTTTTAGCAGCACTGTAAACTAAAGGTTCAACTAATGCTGCACCGACAGCACCTTCTGTTACACCTCTTGCTAGTCTAGCAGTTCGCAAACTTGTTCTTGCAGCTAAAGCAGCAAATCTCACTTGTCCAAAAACTGGTATGAAAGAAGCTCCAATATTGATTGGGTCAAGCATACTAACAGCTAAACCTGTTCCAAATTTTGCAGCACCTACATAAAAACCAGCAGAAAAAGGATTCCAAGAACCTGCGGGTCCTCTTTGAATAATACTTTGTCTTTCTCTTTCTTCTTCTTTTTTTGAAACCATAATATCAACAACTGATTGAAACTCATCCTCTTTAAAATATAATCCTAATTCATTGTATTTTTTATTTAATTCAATCCTATCAACACGAGTATCACCACCTTTAATAGATTCCATTTCAGCAGCATTTATAGACATGTGTGTTTTTGTTGCTTCTAAAGGATTGTATTCCCAGTTGTCTGCAGCGATAGCACCTAAAGTTTCTAATAGACTTTTAGAATATCTATCGTAACCATTTTCTTGAGCTGTCTCGTCTAATTTTAATTTAAATGCTAATTGAGCCATTATTCAGTTAATTTAAATTTATTTAAATAATTTGTTAAAGTTGTTCCATTTGAATCTGCTGGATTATATTTACCATTTGTTTTTAAGAATTTAGACATTCCACTTTTACCACCTAAATGAGCTACAGCAACAAGACCATTCAATGTAACTAGAACACCATTAATTTCTTTACCTATATATTTATCTAATCCTCTGCTATTTATATAAGTAACTATATCGCTAGTATGCCAATCAAAAACTTCATCTTGTAATTCTGCGTTTTCTAAAAATTCTTGTTTTGTAAAATCTTTACCTGTTGCTTTTTTAAAGTCTGTAAGTCTAGCATCTCCAAATTGATACGCACCCATATAACCTTCTGAATTTACCACCATATAATTATCAGAGCTTTCAGATTGTTTCATTGCAACTTTAAAATTTTTATCAGCCGAAGCTAACATTACTGTTTTTTCTTTTTTTATTGATGCTTGATCATCACTATCTGGAAAAAAATCATTTAAACTCATGTTTAATTTTATGTCAGTTCCCGGCAATGTGTAAGTATTATCATTAAATTTAAATTCTAAAAAATTACCTTCAGCATTTTTAACAGGAGCAAACTCTCCATCTGGTAAAATAATACCAAATATCAAACCTTCTCCATCAGATGTATTTCTCCACTCACCATTTTCTTTAACATTAATATTAAATTCACTTTCTATATCTACTGTTAAAGTATCATCTTTCATTGAACCGAAAGCTACCGCACCCCATATATCTATATAATGATCTTTTATTATTTCTGTTTTTGCAATAATATCATCAATATGACCATCTAATAATTTTTTACCATCCCATATTTTAGGAATGTAATATGATCCTTCTATTTGAAAGTTATCTTTAATAATTGATATAGCTTTTTTTCTTGCAACTACTTCATTAGTATTTTCAGTAAACATTGTATTTAATGTATAATACGTTAGTACCTCAACAATGTTATCCATTTGATCTACAGTATCTGCACTATTTGCTCCTGTATTTTGTGCAACTATATCTTCAAAAAGTCTTATACCTTTACTTGTTCTTATATCTTTTTGTAATTTTTTAAAATCAACACCATTTTCATCTCCCCATTTTTTTAAATTTTCTTTTTTCTCTGGAGAATCAATAGATAAAAATGCTGCAGTTAATTCTGAATTTTGAAAGTAAGATGAAAGGATAGCTGTTTCTGGTAAACCATCATTTAATAATTGTTGAAATGCTTTATTATTTAAATCACCAAATTGTAATTCTAAAGTTTGTAACATTGCTACTCTAGTTTTTTCATCACCATTTTTATAATTATAAACAAATCTTTTTGATTGATCAGAGGTCATAACTTTTTGTTCAAAATTTGGTACACCTAAATCTGTTTGAATTTTAATTAAAGTTGTTGCTAATTCTGATTCTAATATATTTTTTTGCTGTTGGTCCTCTGTTGATTCAATAGTTTTTAAAATAGATTGTATATCTTCATTTGTATCTACAATAAATTTTACAGGATCACTTGATAATAACTCTTGTCTATTTTGTACAACACTATTATAATACTTTTTCTTTTCTTCACCTACTAAGAAATCAATAGCACCCGATTGAACTTTAGCATCTATTTCAAGTTCATATTGTTCTATAGTTTTTAATAAGTCTTTAGAATTTATTGTATTTAAAATTTTTACTTTACCAATAGTATCATCTATTACTTCTAATTGATTTTTCATTTCAGTTACTGTATCTGCAGGTAAAACTTTTTTAGCAAAATCCATATCAAATGGTACAGGCTCTTTACCTAAAGCCGCTGCAGCTACATAATTTTTCCAATCATTATTAATTTCTGGAAGTAAAACATTTTTTACATTTGTTATTAATTTTTGTCTGTTTTCTAAAGTTAAGTTTGGATAAAAATCTTCATTTAATAATTTTGTTAATGCGCCTTTAGGATCATCAGTAATATCTTTTGTTGCTTCGTATGCTTCTATTTCACCCGGAATACTATCTATTAATGTTTTTAATTGAGCATTAGAAATTCTACCACTATAATTATCTGTATAAAGTTTTGTTAAATCTGTTTGTAAAACACTGTAATCAAATCCACCTTCTGCTAAAAAAGCAGTTGTTAATAATCTTTCTTTTTTTAAATTAACATTATTATCTAATTCAGTTATAATATTTTTTGATACTGCACTATTAGTTCTAAATATTCCTTTTTGAACTTCAGCTAAAGCATAATTATTAAATAAAGTTTTTGTAGCATTGTTAGATGCTAATCCAGAATATTTTTGTATTAATGCGTTTGATTTTTCTTTTACAATACTTTGTGCTTGTTCTTTATTAGCTAATATGTTTGCTTCTTCATAAACAGATTGCATATCATTAATAAAATCATTTTCTAATCTTAATGCTTCTGTTTTATTTTGAGCATTATTTTCTTTTATTTTAAATTTAATAACAGCTTCAGTTGCAGGTGCTAATGCAGTAGCAACAGTTTGATTTAAACCCATTTGAATATTGCTAGTAACTCCTGTTACTTGTTCTATTGTTCCTTCTGCTTGAAATTTAGGTATCTTTGGCATTATACATTACTCATTGTTAATAAACTTCCACCAACAGTAGATATTGTTCTTAGTTGTGCAAGTTTAGCTTCGTTTCTAGCCATTTGACCAGATATTCTTGCAAAGTTTGCTTGTTCTATTTTATTTGCTGCAGCAACATTTGCATTGTATTCAATTAATTGTCTTTGTAATTCTGCTTCAAAAGCATTTGATAATTCTATATTGTATGCACTACCACTACCCATTTCTACACCAGATTTAGCAAGTGCTACTTTTGTTTCACCTTCTATTTGATTAAATTTTTTATTAAATTGAGCTACATCAAATTCAGCTTTTTGTTTTATTTGATCTGCTTGACCTTCTAAAACTCTAGCATTTCTTTCATTAACAGATTGATTAAATTTACCGATTGACCCTTGTGCTGAGTATTGAGCTGCACCTAAAAATCCTACTGCAAAAGGTGCTGCTTTTGAAATTGTTGCTGCCGCTGCTGGTGCCATTAAAATATCCTCGCATATAAATATTGATCGGATCCATCAAATCCCCATTTTTTCATAAGACCTTCTCTTTCTAAACCTAACCATTCGGCAAATCTTTGACCTTGTTTAAAATCTTTTCTAATTCCAGTTTGTACTCTTTCTATATTGTGTTCTCTTGCAACTCTAGTAAAATCTTTTTTTATTGCACGAGCTACACCTAAAGGATGTTTCCACATTTCTTCTGTTGCAATAACCCAACCTTCAGCTACTCGACCCCAAATCATTTTCATTCCGGCAGCAAAGATAGGTTGATTATTAATCATACCGGTAAATGCTAAGTTATCTTGCTCTAAATTTTTAGCATTACCCTCTACATTAATAAACTGTCTATCTGCTTCTAATACCTTATGGTTCATTTGACAGGATAATATAAACTGTCCATGTTCTTTTGTATAAGGTATTATATGTAATTTTTTATCCATCATTTGTTACTAACCTCGGGTATAATGATAAGATTGTCAGAGGTAAAGGTTGTGTTTGTCTGACAATCATAAATCCATCTGTATCATAATTTCCTCTAAACTCTACCTCTTTATCTCCTGTGAATGGTGGAATACCTTGGTCCATAGGATCACTTGATGTTCTAAAAGGAACTCTCTCCATGTTACTTAGGTCGGGTCCTATTTCAACACCAACACTTTCATACAATCTTGCAGTAACTTCATATATTCTTTTTGTTTTAGCTTGTGATGTACCATTCTGCGCACCAGCATCTATTCTCATTGTTTTTAATAATGATGTATATCCTAATCCTACTTTAACTTTAGTAGCAGATCGGTCTAATGTTATTGAACCCGAACTAACAGTTTTATTTGGGTGCGTTGCGCCATCTGCTAATATAGCAACTGATTGTCCTTCAAGATGTGATAGTCCAGATATAGTTGTTGCTGCTGATCCACTGTAAGATAATTGTGAATCTAAAAAATTAAATGATGTGTTATCGCTTTCATCAAAATCAAATGTATTTAAATATTCTACATATCTTTTAGTTGCGCCATTAATTGTTCTTTTAATAATCATGTATAATTCATACTCACTATCTTCAGTTGGTATTACTGCAACAGATTCACAAACTGCATTACCACTGCCAAAGGCTCCGCCAAAAACGTGCCTATGCCAAGCAACTACTTCTTGTTCTCTTTGATATGTTAATGCAACTAACTCACCATCATTT